TGGCGCTTGCTGCCGCTGCTGTAGCTGATGTTGCGCTTGCTGCCTGACTTGTCGATGCAGCGCTAGCTGATGCCGCCGCTGCCGTAGCTGATGCGGCAGCACCCGTCACTTCCGACGTTGATAAAGTAGTCTCAAGAGCTGTCCCCGCAGCATTCCACGCAATGATTTCATTGCCTGCCGAAGACTCGGGGAATGTAACCGGGAGACTTAAAGATGTCGTCTCAGGGAACTGAATAGTACGATCGTACTTGTCATCAATCTGCTGCAAGATCGTAACAAACCGATTCAGATCCTTGTTCAACAGATCGATATCCAGCGGGCCAGTCGCAGCGAGATTCGTAGCCCGATCCAGCGCAGTGTTACCTTGGATTGTCACAGTCACATTGGATAGACCGGCGACGAAAGCACCTGCCATCGTAATCGTGCCGCCATCGAAGCCGCCATCAGAACCGGCAGTACCAGCAACCGTGAAGTCAGTAACGATGGTCAGCTCAGTCGTGCCATTCCACAGCCGGATATCAGTGGTCTCGTCAAAGATCACCCAGTCAAAAGTAAACGAGGTCTGGGGCGTGCCACCGACCACAGCCTGCTTACGACGTGTCTCGTCTGGAACTGTAATCGTAGCCATCTAATCATCCTCAGTGAGTAAGTCGCCAAGTTTCTGTACTGCCCACGGGACAGGGTTTGCAAAGTGTGTCCCCAGTGGGACAAGACGCTTTAATGACCTTGTTACATCTTCCCCCTCACCGCCAGCAAGAGCGGCAATCGCATTCAGCGAAATGCCACCAGCAGGTCCGAGCAAAGGAGATATCTGCTCATTTAAACTAACATCCCGAATGACACTATCGCCACCAAAAGCTGGCCGCAGCCCAATTGCGCCACCAGACAGTATCTCGATGATGTTGTTAGGCTCAGAAAGGAGCGGCAAGACACCGGAGTAATCTACAGCGCGTAATACCTGGTCAAACACATCCTCGTCAAAGGCGCTGCTACGCAACTGCTGCACCGCAAGACCACCCAACAACATCCCGCCAATCATCCGGCGCACTCTCGCTTCCTTGGGAGATATCTGGGCGCGAGCCATAGTCGAGAACACAGAAGCAATCGGGAAGGACTTGAACTGCAACAGGTAGCCCCAGAGGTTCTTCGTCATCAACTTGGGACGTGTGGTTATGCTTGGGGTGATAATCGTCTTGTTCACCTCCTGGCTGAGAGCCGCACGGAACAAAATACGAAGGTCGTCGTCTACCCACTTATCTGCCCGAGCCAGGAATAACGCCTCCGTTCCATTCCCCGGCCCCTCTGCACCAGCAGCCTTCCATTCCTCGGCAATCTTGAGAGCGTTGGTCTTGTTGATACCGAGTTCTCTCAGCTTTTTAAGAGATCCCTTCTTCGCGGTGCCACCGGCTATCTCAGAAGACAATCGGATAATCTCAGATTGAGTATGAACCCCGATGAATCCTTTGAGGAAATCAGTGGCCGGAGCAAGACCAGACAAAACGAAGGTCGGACCAACAGCCCGATGAAAGAAGTTCTCTAACGATGTCGCCCTGTACGCTCCACTACCTGCTTCATTCATAAAGCCAAGGCGCATGTTGTTCCACGACTCAGAAATCTCACCAGCGAGCTTCACTTCATCCAGAGCCAGCCCGAACTCTCTCGGCTTGGAGATCGCTGTCATGGCGAGCTCAAGGGACTCCCGCATGTTCATCGCCAGATAGACACGACCTGCATCCGCAATCGCCATCTGACCAGAACGCCCCATCAAGGTGACGATGCCAGCATTCTTGGCGGTGGTCAGGATACGATTGTTCCATGTACTCGGGTCTTCGTGATGCCCCCAAGTATTAAGAACACCATCCCTCACTTCAGCCAGGTCTTGAATGGCTTGTTTGCCTGCGGTTTCGATCTCAGCAGCGCGCTTTAAGTCACCCGCCTCCAGAGCCTTGAACGCTGCATCTTCAATCTCGTCTTCAAGCTCGGCTAATCTGCTCCACATAGAGGTATCGCCGTACTTCTTTGTCATGTCGATGGCCGGGCCAACCCGACTAATATAAGAGTTCAGAACCATTCTCAGGTCTGTCTCAACAAAGCTGTCAGCCGGTCCATCTCCCAACAACTGCTTGTTCAGAAGAGGCACCCTCCTCGACATATTGAACGAAGGACCGAATGTCGTTCTGCCGTCCTCATCAAGAAGACCTTCCGAGTCCATCTTTATCCCTCGGCTTCGCATTCTCTCTGCTGTTTCAATTGCACGCGCACGACGCGCAGGAGCCGACTGGTTTAACGGGGTGCCACGATACTCGGGATGCTCAAGGAAGGCGTCCTCCAACATCTTAATAAGCCTGTCATGGCCCTTATCGATCCTGTCGGCTCTATACATCAACGAGAAGTAATTCTTATCCCTCGGGGCGAAGTCTTCACCCCCCTTAACGACAGCATGTTCAAGCCGGTTAATCAGTTCGTTCAGCTTCTTGTGGAAGTCACGCATCTTCCATGTGACAGGATTATTTCCGTCTTTCCTACGGTCAATCAATCGATCTCGCGCATTGCTGCCAGCCGCCTCTAGCAACTCGTTTAGCTGCTCGTTAAGAGTACGAGCATGTGCCGCCGTATTCCCCTCGACCTCGATGTCAGCAAGCGTGTTGTTAATGAGAGAGCGCAACGTCTTGGCTTCTTGCCCTGCTGTATCAAACCACTTGATATCATCAAGCTCCTCAAGCTGGTTTTTAATCGCCATACGAACAATGCTGATAACACGGCTTGCCTCTATCCCCACATCACCCGCAGCCATTCTGTGTCCAGCAGCCTCGCCCCTTAACGAGAGTGCTTCTGCCAACTTCTCTCCAGACTTCTTTTTATATAGCTGCCTTAACTCCACCCCTCGTTTCGATTTATCCCCGAACAAAGAGACCTTCTTCTTTGCATACTTTACAGATCGTTTAATCAGCCTATCAGCACGCGCTTCCAGCATATCTGCTTGCCGTATCGCTGCGTTTGATCCCGTCATTTTATTGGGCTGCAATTCAGTTTCATCGACGTGATCAAAATACTTTTTAAGGACTTGGCTACCCTCAGTGATCGCATCCCACTCTGGCTTACCCCAACCTAACTCATCAAATTTCTGACGGATAGTCATCCCAGAAGGAAGGGCGCTATCAAAGTCAAAATCATGCGCTAAAGCATACGGGATCCAGTTGTTGTAATCCTGATGCTTGAAGGTAACAGCAGGGCCAGCACCCTTAACCCTCGACGCTGCATTCCTGGCAAAATCAGCGACCTCATTAACAGCCATCATCGCCGGTCCACTTCGACCCGGCAATCTTCCCCGGTACTCGTTGTAGACACCGGCAATCCTGTTCACGAAGGGAAGCTGCACACCATAATGACGACGCCAGGAATACGATACACCCACCTCTGAATCACCGCCCCGTGTCGGCAGGAGTGTTCCACCGAGCTCGTGCGCTATCTTTGCTATCCCGTCTCCTATGCCCGCGGTGTCTGATATGTCATGAAGTTTATTCTCAATAGCGCGGAAGTAAGGGAAGTTGTCCCCCATCTTGGCGGCTACGCCAGTAAAGCTATTCCGACCAAACAACCATTTACCACCCTCATCCGGCCCAAGAACCGAGTCGACTATGGGTGTATCACTTTCGTCAGCGACCTTTGACCCGAACCCGCCCTCGATACCAGCGTCCGTAACAATGTCATCCAGAGCGCCATCAAGTTTGGCAGCGGTCTCCGCAATGTCACCCCGGCTTGGATTAGGGGTGTCGTTGAGAGTGTTACTGCTATCGATTATCGCTTGAGACGCGCGACCATTAGCACCAGTCCTGCCCACCAGCCCACCTAAAGCGCCACCAAGGAGAACCGCAGCAGGGGCAAATAGAAGCTCCTTATTATCTGCATCCGGATCGATCGCCGTGCGGCCAATCTCAGTTGGTATAACCGTCGCCGCCGTCAATTGAGCGCCCCGCTTTGCCCCGGCTAAAGCACCCATCCCCTTGGTAACACCAAGCGGAGCCAACATATCAATATCCAACATTGACCCGACAAATACAGTGAACGCGCTTGAATCGCCAAGGCTCTCCCTAAACATCGAATTGGTTGCTTTGACCAAACGCATTTGCTCAAGCTGTCCCATATTCGTTATGTCTGTGAACTGCTCTGCCTGAGCTAATTCCTGTTCAGTCAGATGGTCGAAGACATTAAAGTTAGGATCAAAACTATCATCATCCCCGGTAACAAAACGAGCCTCGGCTTGAGCGGCAAACTGACCTACGAATGTGTTTGATCGAAATGCAGCGTTAGCATTATCAACGATATCACCCATAGCTCCCAAAGCTGAATCGATAGGAGCCTCAAGCTCAAAATCTCTATTTAGATCGATGACAGTCGATCTTCCCGGCCTTGGATGCGTAGAAAAGGGGATCGCTGGCTGTGGCAGCGGCTGCTCAGATATTGGAAACTGGAACTCTGGTTGATCTTTTGGGGCTTCACTCATTTCGAACAGCCCTTCTATCCCTACCCTCTAAGACAGCCCTCATAGATGCCTCAGACCGCATACTCTCACCAGCTCTATGAATGTTCTTAGATTTACGTTCCGCCTCAAACCTTTGATTTAGACCGGCAGCATCGATGATGATCGCATTGCCGCTCTTGCTCGGCATGGGAATAAAGTCGGTCCCATTCCAGCCCATTGCTATGTATTCACGAATCACCCCGGATCCGGAGTTCGTTGTTAAGGGGGCCAACCAGACATTTATCCCCATATCAAGGGCGTCAATCGTCAGCCCACTAAGTTCGGTCCTCTCTTTTTTTATTATGCCTTGCATCTGCTCTGGTGACAGGCCGCTAAATATACGACCGCTGGATAAATCAGCTTGCTCTTTAATCTGCTTAAACGCTGCATCGTTAATCTTGTCAGCGTGTCGTTCATAGAACGCCTCAACCGGAGCGCGGGAAAGTCTGCTTGACGAGCCTCCATCTGACTGCTGACCAGCTTCGGGCATACCAAAATCACTATACGTCCATTTATGGCGAGCTTGTAAAATTCGCCACGTTTCTTCAGCAACAAGTTTTGGACTCTGAGAAAGCTGTGTGCTTAAAGTCCTAACACTTTCTGCAACCCGTAAAAATTCAGCCTGAAAGTTCGCAGGGTACTGATCCCAGTCCTGGCTAAATAACCTCTTCGCGGCGGGAAGATCATCCGCAACCTCAGTGACTTCACCTTCCCAAGTATCAGAAGCGGGGCCAATACTCTGCCCCTCAAGAAATGTCTTCGCATAAGATCGGGACACTTCAGCATTGCCTTTACCAGACTCAAACATAAGCCGCAGCGTAGAAACATTGCGGCGCACATTGTCTGGCATCTGCCTTAGAATCTGACTGTGCAATAAAGCCTTATCTCCGTTAGACACCTCATCGATAAGAGACACCAGCTGCCTCATCCTCAGACCAGCGGCCTCATGTTCCTCCGGCGTGGAGTTCTCACCAGCAGGAGACGACAGTGTTTCAGCAGCAATATTAAGCGAGGGTGATTTCGCTCCATGTTTATAAATGCGATTTAAATTTCTTAGCACTCGCCCCGCAAGAACAAGGTTTGACCTTACCCCATCAATATCAATATGAGCCGGTGCAGAACCAACCCCACGAGACAAATCAATCAACGACGACGGGCTTATCCTATATTGTCGTTCAAATGCCTCCAGATCGGACTTCTTGTTATCAGACGTTCCGTTCCAGACGCTATTAGCTGCCTGAATATCGTTATTATACTGTTCCGTTTTCGTGATGAATGACTTCAGCTGACCATTAAGTTTTGTCATCAAGGATGATATTGTCGTAGGGTCGCCGGTCCCGCTGGCAAGTTGATCCTTCGCAGTCCTCATTGTTTGTTCGATCAATTCAAGCTGTGGGTTTTGAGCCCAGGGACCAGTCTTAACCACATCCATCATAAAACCAAATGTCTTCATCTGGTGTTCAATAACAACTTCTTTTGAGGCTGCCGTCCTCACCAAATTAAGAGCATTCCGCGACCTAGACACCGCGGTCTGGATGCGGCTGATACCAGCAGAAAACTCCTTTGCAGACAAAAGACCGCTATCACGGTTGGATTGAAGAGAGCTTATTGTTTCCCTATGTCCCCTAGCTTCAGACTCGGGCATTGCATCCAACAAACTACCTAAAATAAGAAGTTGGCTTTCGGCCAGTTGTGTTTCTGTATCAGCCAAAACCTGATCTCTATCGAAATCACCGATAGCCAATAACCCTTTAGTAACCTCAGCCAAGTTTAAGCCAGGATACTTCATCGAGAGTTCGTTCACACGACGTGAAAAATCCTCATGCTCTTGCTTCGCTTCACCAAACCTTCCCTCTCTCTTCAGGTCAGAAATATTTTGAGCCATGTTGAGGTAATCAGTTCGTATACTATTCGCCGCAACCTTCGCTGTCTCACCTCTTAATTTATTGTACCCTTGTAAATAGACCGTCATCCCTTCAGCAAAAGCCGCCCTTGCCTTGGGAGACAACTCCGCAACACCCGGGACACCGGCTGCGGCGAAGTTCTGACCTTTTAAATCCATCATTAACTTGGACGTCTCCTCGGTCGTCATACCATCAACGGCAAACTCCAAGTCAGCTGCGGATTTTAATGTAATGGCCCTATCTAAGTATCTTTTCTCATAAAGAGGATCATTGAAAATACGGTTTGATCTTTTAATCTCCCCCATCTTTGTTTGGATATCGATATCAATCTCTTCAATCTCACCAAAAATACCCGCATCAAGCTCCCCACCTCCGGACCTTAATGAGCTTTCATAAAGCCTAGCTCGCTCATCTTGCAGCGCCACAACTTCAGCCGTGTCTGTTTTTAAAAGACGCTCTTGTGTAATCTTATACTGGCTTTCAAGAAGCGCCCCATACCGCCGCCGCAAGTCAGTCATGGACTGAAGTTTGAATGCGTTGCGAACCTTAACGTCTGTGATGGACTCAGCGATGCGATCAATCTCACCAATCTGGCTTTGACGGTAGACCTCGACGTCACCGCCATCTTGGAAGTTTACCGTGTCTTGATCCAGCGTGTGACCATACTCGCTCACCACATCGAGAAGCTGTTCTTCACGCTTGTTCTTTACATGCTCGTCGTTCAGGTCTTGCAGGTCTTTAAAGATGCCAGCAAAGCTAGGAGAACTGTTCGCCTGCAAGGCAGCGCTGGTGAAGTCAACAATGCGGGTTTGACCACCAGCACCACCAGTACCAACGACCTGCCGTCTTAACTTACCTGCGAATACATCGTCTCTCGAAGCCATGCTAAGTCCTAATCAACCGATAAATTACCGGTACTGGAAAGATTCTGCCCAATAGTATCGTTATCAAAGTTAAAGGCAGTGTCACCACCGCCGCCGCTAAATAACCCGGCCTTGGCACCCGCAGCACCAATAGTTCCCACGCCCTTGATAATAGACAGGCCAAAGTTTGATTTGGCACCAGCGGCCGTTAGGTCTGCCTTGGCGACACTAAACTGATCCTGCCTGATCGTACTCAAGCCCTGTATCTTGACGTTCCGTATGTCACGATCACCAAGTCTAATCTCTTCCCTGATACCAGCCTTCACACTTTCAGTGCCTGCGTTAAGGATGCCACCCGCATCGTGCGGTCTTCGGTTCCGAATCGTCGCCAGTGTACGGCCTTGGTTCCGAAGGATCTCATTCTCCTTATCAAGCATATCTGCCTGGATGATAGCCTTTCTTTCTTCAGCCTGCTGCTGTGCTAATGCCGCCGCCGCTGCTGCTGCCTTGGATTGGCTCTTCGCTTGCATTACCGTTGCAGCGGTCGACACCACCGCCGCTGCAACCATTGCCGTCGTGCCGGTAACCATTAGTAAGCAACCTCTCTGGATAAAGCTCGTATCGTCATCGGAAGCGCGAAATCCTGAGTTATCGGACGTTGGCAGTGGCGGTCCCATCCAAGATGATAAACATCAAACGTCCCGTTTAACGGGTCAGGCGCAATACTCGGATCGTCATCGACCTCACGAACCTGTAATTTCTTACCGTCAATCGTTAGCGCATAAGTATCCTTCAAATCGAGAACGGATCGAATGAGCCGCTTGCGCTTCAGACTGATAGATCCCCTCTCAGCGGAGCCAACAACCCGCCCCGCCAGTATCACTGGTGCGAACCATAACCCAACCTGCAACGCGCTGATATCTGTGTGGTCGTAGGTAAAGTTACCCGAACCGTCGAGGGTGAATGTCCCGTACTCCATCGTCAATGCAGAGTTCACAGCCCTAATCTCTTGCGTAATCAACTGGGCTGCCGTACCCCATGTCGTGCCAGAACGGGTCACGTCACTGGAACAGTCTGTAGTGTAGCTGTCAGTCAGAGCTTCAAGGTAATACTTGTCGACGCTGTTGATATTGCGCTTCACAACGAAGAAGACTTTATCGTCAACCTCGCCCACCGACCGGAAGTCACCTTCGGTCGTCCACTTAGACCAACCGAATACATTCTGCTTTCGAGAGGTGTGGTATAGAGCAATGTCACCAGCCGTCTGATCTACGAATAGGCCGAACTGCTCGATCCTGTCAGCGTCACCGATGAACAAGGCGCTATCATCAAAGCCAGTCACAACGTCATCAGCGAAGTCATTCACGGAATCAGCAGTGTAGGCTTGCTGAATGTCATCAAACACCATCTCTCGGATGCTGCGGCTTGTCTTTTGACTGAAAACACTGCCGCCATCCAGAAGGATTGGCCGAACCTTGCTCGATCCATAACCCGTCTGCCAACGAGGATTGAAATTACCGGGGGTAATCGGATTGTCAGGCGTCTCAGTCTGGAAGAACTCGCCATCATCCGTGTTAATCAGAAGGTGCCGTGCAGAGACAAGGTGACGGATCTCATTAACCTCATCCGTCCCTAACTGAGCGAAGATAGCTTCATCATCAGCAGCGGTGCCGGCGTCATAATTGAATGGCGCATTCGTCTTCGAGCCCATCATGTGTTGAGGCAATCCCTTGGTGCCTCCAAACCATAAGCGGCGACCGTGGAACATAACGGATCTGGCATATCCGTTCTCGTCAGAGAACACCGCCTCATCCCATGATACCGTGGCAGCTGTACCGCTAAGAGTTTCCAGCGGCGTCGCCGTGACGTTCTGGCTGTCCGTAAAGGCCGTGATCTTACACTGCTTCCCATCATACCTGACGTTCGCGCCAACATGATCCGTCGTCCAGTGAGCGGCACTCGTCGTTAAGGTGATCGACGCCCCATGGGTCGCGGAAGCCTCCAGGGTTACAGCATCATCAGCAAACTTGAAGTAGGGCTGAAACAGCTTGTCCGTAATGGCGGTATCTTCCTCAAACTCAAAGTCTGACCGAACAAATGTGGTTGCCCCTGTCCGAACAACCTTCTGCATCAGCCAGTCAGGATGCACAAAGATCGTCGTGTCACCCGACTGTGCATACCGGATGTCCCAAAGCTCGGTCGTCCAGGGGCAGGAACTGATCGTAGTGATAAGGGATCCGTCAGTAGGAGATCGAACTTCAATCTCACCAGACTGCAAACAAAACAGATACTCTTGTGAATCCTTGAAGTGGAACCCAATCACTCGAGTATCAACGCCAAGATCAGCCATGTACTCAGTTCCCGGGCGGCGGGACACGCTCCCCTGTATGTGGGGAATGATATTCGTCATTGTCTCACAGGCACCGGCGTAGGCGTTCACATCCTCACGCGCCAGCATGTGAGTCGATATCTGACCTGTACTAAAGCTCGTGTTGATTAGCTCAACTTTTAAAGTCAACGCTACCTCCGTGCAGCTAGAAATCTACTCGTTGGCGCTCGCGTTCTTTCATATCCGATTGTTTGGGATTGCGCGTCCATGTGCTTTGCATCCGCGAACTGACGAGCTGCAAGGTTCTCGAACAGGCTTGCCATGTCAGCTTGGAACGTGATCGATGCAGCCAATGCCGCGGCCATCTTGAGCTCAACATACCGAATGAAGTATGGCGGCCAAAGGCTTTCGCTGGCTTGATAGATGTACTCTGCCACAACAACATCGTCTGTGCTTGTGTTCGTGTAGATATTCTTCTCGGCAAAGAGATCGTATGGAACCCTGTTGCCCGACACCGTAACCGCCCGCAACACCATGACATCGGCCGGCAGATCATAGATGGCTTCCCATCTTCCGCTGACCGGTGTGTCGGCAAGGCGGTCAAGCTGACTCTCCTTAACGGAAAACCGCCAGCTATAAAGCGTTAGACATTGATCCCGGATGCCGGGGTACAATTCTTCACTCGCCTTCTCTTCGTCGTTGGTGTTGTTGAATCCAGAAATAGGATTAAGGCCAGCGAGAACGCAAGCCCTTGAAGCAACTTCTATGTCAGTAAGCGCCATCTAACCCTCCACTAAGAGGGGGGGAGGGGTGCGGAAACCCTCCCCCAAACTCCTAGTCGGTATCCGTCTCGGTGATTGCCAAGCCGTCCGACACATCGACCACGCCAGCAGCGTTAGTCAGGACGCTGACGATACTGGTGGTGGGGGTCGCTGTATCAACGACAAAGATCACATCGCGAACGCCAAGCTGAGTCGAGGCGTCGTTGAAGTACCCTGCCGTATTGACGGTCGCAATCGCGTCCGCCGAACTATAATGCCAGAGGGTAAAGCCGTTACCCGTGGCGAGGGCCGTAAGCCCAGAAGCTGCGTAAGCCATTAGTAACCTCCTAGCTTTCGGTGTGAAGCAACTTGTAAAGACCAACGTCATCAATGATCTTCGCTTGCTGCGAAAGGCCAGCCGCTACAAGGTTTGCCCATTTCGTGGGAACCCAGTCAACTGACAGCTCGATCTCGGAACCCGAGGCAAAGCCAACAGCCGTTTTATGGTAGGCCATGCTAGTACGAACCGATCCAGCCGTCACGTTCAGACCCGAGTGAGTCATAATCATGAAGGAGAGGAAGGACTTCGCGGTTGCCTGCGGAGTGTTCGGATACACCAATTCGGTGCCGACATAATCGGCATTGGCGAACTGATCCAAGCCGAGCAAGTCAGTCCAGCCTTGAGGCGAGACAAACAGGAACCGCTGACCATCGTCGGGAACATCGTTGTTACCGAAGGACTCGAAGATTTCTTCCATCTTCGCCAGCGTGATGCCGCCGGTGCCGGTTGTTGCGTTGCTCGCATTAGTGTCGATCTCATTGATGATAAGCTCGTCGGACTTACGACCCATCGCCGCTGCAACCGAAGTCACTGCAACCATGCGCTCATCGTGATTGATCTTCAGCTCATCGAGCTTGTCAATGTACTCACCAGCATAGTGGTCAACCAACGTCACCTCGACCGCCGTGTGGTCGCGGTTGATAATCGGAATATCACCGTTGCGGGATTTCGTTCCGGCTGAACCCTTACCTGCCTTTTGGAAGGTAGTGGACTCGCCTTGGACCTGCTTGGTTCGCAGGGTCGGGGGTAGCTTCGCGCCCATCCGCTGATAAGCGAGATGAACATCAGTTTCGAATTGCCTTACAAAAGCGTCATCGATGTCATTGGCTTGGTTTGCCACTGAATATCTCCTTGGGTTGGATCAACATGTTTCCGGTTGATCCCCTTTGGACAGTGGCGGTTGGTCCGTATGGGCCGCGTATCTCGAATGGGGGCCGTCTATACCTTAATGGTGACAACCCCCATTCTCGACAACGTACTTATCTTTGCCGTCTTCTACCAGCGAGCGCGGCATACCCTTCCTGTACCTTTTTCATCAGCGCCTTATCGGATCCTGTAATGTAGCCAGGTTCGGCTTGCATCTTGCGTAATTCGTCCTCGCTTAACGCCGGTGTCTGTGACGCAAGATTAGCAGAGCTCGGCAGACCCGAGGCAGACTGAGACGATATTTCTTCCAGCGCCTCGATCAAGTCAGCCGACATGCGCTGATTGTTTATGACGTTCTGCGTCTTCTCAGACGTGTTGCCGCGCAACCAGACCATCACCTTGCGGAATCGATCCTGACCATTCTCACCGAGGCGAGCGATCTCTTCGTCCACGTTAGGCATGGTCTCAATGTCTGCTTTCAAGAAGGCATTGATGCCCGTCTCAAACACCTGTTGAGGCATACGGTTGTCGAAGCAGTGCTGCCGCCACCAGTCCAGCATGGGGTCTTCGTTAGGCGCGGTGTAATGGATACCTTCAGGGAGAATCGTCGTGTCATATTTGAACTCGTACATCTCCATCGACTCAGGCACACCCTCTACAGGGGCACCGCGTTGAGCCTCGATGATCTCGTCCTTGAACATCTCCATCGATTCTTCTTTGGACTTTAAGCGCCAGGTCTCAAGCTCGTTATATGACTTGGCTAATTCCTCGTACTTCGGCGCACCATCAGACCAGAACTTCTCCGGCAACCAGTCAGGTCGATCGCTGGCTTCAGGAGTCGGACCGTCTGGCTGCTCGGCTGTCTGGTCGGAGGGGGTTTGGTCTGTCTCTGGTCCCGGTGTCTCGTCCGGAGAAATATTCTTCGATGCGGCCGCTTCCGCCATCGTCGCGCTTGGTGTTATAGTCATTTGGATGTCGTCCTCTGTTTACTCGCTCCAAGATAATAGCTGCCAACCAACGAGCGCCCTCGCGATGCAGCACCTCATTCGCAGAAACACCCGGCATTAGAGCGCTCTCTAATGTCAGCTTGCGAATATACCTTTCAACTGTTGCACCTGATTTACCACGGAAGGCAGTCTTGAATGCCTCGTCTATCTGCTGTTCCGCTTCATCAGATAACTTCATTCCGTCTGATATCAAGGTAGGTTCCCTTGTAAGAGTGCAGTCGGATCCAGACCAGCCTCTTGCGCCTGACCAGCCGCCTGTAATCCCTGTTGAGCCAACTGCTGCCGCTCCTGAGTGTTTCGCAACCAAGACGCCGGCACCGAATACCATTCAGCCAACTGAGGGATCGCCTTATCGTCCTTCATATACATCTGTGCAGACTGAGGACCAAATATCTGACCGACCAACCCGGCAAAGTTCGCGAACTGAGTGATGTCCTCGTTGCGAGCCGCCCGGGCTAGTGGACTTTGCGCCGTCACACTAATAATACGATCATTAATGCGGGGTAAATCAATATCTCCGCGCTTATTCAGCAGATAGACCACCCGTTCCAGATACGGAACGAATAATTCATGCCATAGCCGGGATAAAGGAGCGCCAACAGTGCGTGCGAGCTCGGCCATGCGCTGCGCCACCTCCGTTGCCGACATCGGAGTACCCTCGGGAGTACCCAGTGTGTCAGAATACAGAGCCTTGCGTATATTTTGACGCATTTCGTTGAGGATAAGCATCGATACATCGAAGCTACCGCCCGGTTGCAGCGGTGTGATCCCACCGTTGGGTCCAGTTGGCAGCACAACACCCGGCACAAACATGATCGTGTCCATATTAAGAACGCCATCATCGATTGCTTGCCACATTCCGGTCACAGCCATCTCTGCATTCTCAAAAATAAGCTGCATCGTCAGGTTCAGCGCCTTGATATCGCCAAGTGTGTTGAATACCGGACCTCTACCGAACGCTTCACCCCCTGCCTTCGACCAACGAGCCGTAATCCACGGGTTCGAGCCGCGGCCCTTGAACTCATCCTCGAAAATGAAGTTCTCTTTGTCCGCTTCAGCGAAGACTTTGTACTTAAAAACCTCCGAATCGAGCCGAGACCAGTCACGATAGACCACATCACGAACAATATGCTCCTTATTCTGGCCTTCAGCGTCAGTCATGCAGCCTGGAATAAGGGCGTTCTTGCCCCACAAAACAGGGATATCATCCGCCTTCAAGCGCTGTGTTCGGAAGTTCGTGTCCACTTTCCCGTCAGGACCGTTATCAATCCGCAGGAATGGCAGGGGTACAGGGATGTTTTCAATGTGACCCGTACTGTGATTATCGTTCACGATCATGCCGCCAGTGCCAACAGACAGATCGAGC